AGCGCGCGGCGCTGGTCTTCGAGCATGCGGTTCACCTCGGAGTAGGGAAGCACGCGCTCTCCGGCGTGGCCTTGCACGGACATCCCAACCGCCCGATCAATGCGGTCCTGGTCAATCGGAAGCCACTCATCCTCGAATGGACGAGTTGGCGTGGTCGCCTCGTGGACCAGGACACGGGGGCGCGCTGGAACCTCGACCTTGAGTAGCGCCGCCGCTATCGGCTCGATGCGCTGACCATTCACATACAGCGCTGGTCCGCGGGGCCGAATTCCCGCGTGGTGGTTGCAGACAGCATCCAGCAGCTTCAGCTTGTTCTTAACGCCCTTGGTCCAGTTCGCGTGGTGCACGCGAAGGTCAGCGGGAGGGTTTGGAGTCTCGCCCTGCCAGTGCTTGCCGGTCTGGCCGATGGTCCAGTAGCGCGGGGGGAGCAGTTGCGGCGTTCGGTTCAGATCACTGATCGCCCCGTTTACTGCCGGCTGATCCAACTCTCCGAAGTCGCGCATCTTGGCCAGCGCCAGCTCGAACACACACCTGGTGAATGCGTTCGGCTGAGCTATGAAAAAACCCGTGCACGCCCCGCCGGGCCCGTCGTCCTGGAACGCGATGTCCGCATCGCCCAGATGCGCCAGCAGGTCATCGACCACAGGCCCATAGAACCGCACGTCCACGTCCGAGAAGATGAATGGCTCGGTCTCCAAGTGCAGCGCCTCGATGATGAACTCGACCTTGAGCACGCACGTCGCTTGGAAACCTGCGGTGTCGAACTCTCCTGTTGTGCAGTCCTGGTTCAGCTCGCGAATACGTAGCCTGTCGGTCACTGACTGGTCGATGCGAGGTGTGCACCGATGATCGATGACGGCATTGCCAAACTCCGCTTTGGCGGACGGCAGGAAGTGCTGCTCCACCAGCGGGAGGTGCGACGGTGTGTAACAGCCGTAGAGCTTCATCACGCGCCCGCCTTCGCCAGCCGCTTCTCTTCCACCAGGCCTTTCTCGCGGTTGTCGGGCCCGGGCGTCTCGCCGCTGCCCTTGTCCGTCTCGGCTTTGTCGCCGTTCGTGTCGTCACCGTCGTTGTCCGTCTCGGCTTTGTCGCCGTTCGTGTCGTCACCGTCGTCTTCACTCGTCGGTGGGGCGAGCTCGGCCAGGTCGACGTCCTCCTGAGTGGCCGTCTTGTAGAACGACAGCTCTTTCGCCTCGCGCATGGCCAGCCCGGGCGTGATGACCCCGTCGTCGATGCGGAGGTGGTCCGCCTCGGCGTGGGCCTTGTTGATGGTCGCCAGTTCGGTGGCGGTGGGCTGCCAGAGCGGGCGGTACTCGATCTGAAAGCCAGGCGGAAGATCTCCCAGCTCGTTGCGCACGATGCACTCAACCAGAGCCGCGTGTTGGGCGGCCGCAACCAGCGTCCGCTCGGCCTCGATCTCGTTGTAGTAGTTGCGCTGGCTGGCGTCCCCAGTGGCGGCCAACCCAGACGGCTCGTCGCCGAACAGCACTGTGACCGGGTATCCGCTGGAGCCAGAGATCGACACCATCGACTTTTCCCAGATCTTGTCCAGGCCGGCGAAATTGAACGTGCGCTGCTCGTGCTTCTCGTTCTCCATGTCGTAGACCGAGACATTCCACATACTCGCAATGCGGGCCGTGGCTCCATACCGCCGCGACATGGACGCTTCGCCCTCGGCCGTCGATGCAGCCTTCGCCGCGTTCTTGGCGAAGATGATGTCGCGCAACGATTTCGGCACCAGGGCCGAGATTGCACTCGTGATGCTGTCGTACTGCTTAAGGTCGTCCATTAGAACTTGCAGCACGCTATCGTCCCAGCAGGCGTTCCCGCGCCAGGTGAACCAATCGACCTTGTCTCCGTCGAAGCGCAGAACGCGCGACCAGTGCACGCGCTGTCCCCCCCACGAGCCATCGGACGACAGCATATGGAACATCGGCTTGCCTCGGTTCGGGGAATCCGGATCCCCATCCATCTCGCCGTCGTGGTTCGCTCGCCATCGGTCCCACACCTGGAGGGACTGCAAGCCGCCCTTCTTGATGACCGAGTAGTCGATCTTGCCGTCCTTCATCGGCATCGGGTCTTCGAGCTTCTGGCCCTTGATGCCGATCACGATGACCGAGCCACCAAACTGGCGCGCCATCGCGATGGCCTCGATCATCTTCGCGTCGCCGTTCCATTTCTGCTGAATGGCATAGCGGACACGGTCGGCATCGGTACTGCCAGCGCCCGGAGTCTTGGGCTTCTCGCCCTTGCGGAGCTTCTTGCCCTTGTCGCCAGACTTCTCGCCGCTCCCCTCCCAGATGAGGTTGTAGCCAGCACGAAATGTATCCTTGGGCTTTTTCCAGACAATCTTACGCGCCAGCCAGGACACGCGGCAGATGTTGACGATCTGCTGCTGCACCAGCGTGGCCGAATACAGGTACTGGGAGGCGGTCGCGGGGTCGCCAATGCCACCCTGGCCGGTCATCCAGTTGGCCATCGCATCGAAACCCTCCCTCTTGAGGGGTCCACCAGGAATGACCAGGTCCGTCGGATTGCTGTCCTGCGCTTGAGTTGGAGGAGGAGCCGCCGCGGCGGTCTCCCCTGCGTAGCTTGAGCGAAAACTTGTCGCCGCCGACTGCAGGGCCGACGCCATTTTGCCGATCGTTGCTTTTAGGTTCTGGAGTTCCATTGAGGCCTCCCACGTGGTTTTAGCGGTAATGACTGAAGATGTCGACACTCTCAATCAGACGCCTGGCTACGTTGTATGCCCCGGTCAAGCAGTCGACCTGGTTGTCTTTCTTCGATCCGACGCCTGTAAACCGCTGCATTTCCTTGAGGAAACCCTTCACATCCCAATCTGCCTTGTCCGCCGGTGGCACAGTGATGAGCTGTCGCCCCCAGGCCGCGGCGGCGGGCTGCGCGCGCTGGAACTTGTCGCCGACAGGGAAGTCCTCATAGAGCTTGAGGTCGGGATCGATCTCTCTGAGGATCTGCACCACGGCCTTGAATCCAGACACGCTCTCGACGTAGGCCGCAACCCCGCCGTGCTTCGCCTGGAACGCCTGGATCTCGCGCGCGTACTGCGGGACGGTCCAGTGCCCCTTGCGCACGTCGGCCACGTGGCAGCGCATGTCCGGGCCGTTTCCCTCGCACTCAAGCAGAAGCATGGCCCCATCGTCGGCCGTGGTCTTCTCGCTGGCCGCAGGATCTCCGTAGATGATTCTCCGGTGTTCGGCCAGGGGCACCGAGCGGTAGGTCTCCGTCCCGAACACGTTGTGGCCGCGCGGGCGGGGCCGTCCCTGGTAGAGCGCCGCAAACGACCACTCGCCGATGGCATCGCGGATCTTCGCAAGCGCCTCGGCGGTGTAGAGCGGATTGTCCGCCCAAAGCGCTTCGCCCGGTGCGCGACCCAGTGGATCGCTCTCCTCGGCAATTGCCGCGAGGTTGATGTGCTCCCACCCCTTTTCCTCGACCAGGCGGCCAACCATGTCGTCGGGATTCCACCGTTGCATAACGACCAGCATGGAGCCGCCCTCCATGCGCGGGATGAGGCCTTCGGTGAGCGTTGACCACAGCTTGTCGTTGTAGACGTCGCTGTCGGCGTCCTCGCGGCTGCGATATGGGTCGTCCCACACGCACCATCCGGACACGCGGCGGCCCATGATTCCCGCCAGCGCGCCCGCCGCCAGGAAGCTTCCACACTCGGCCGTCTGCCACTCCCCGAGGGCATCCGATTCGCCGAGCGCCACCCCAGCGGCGTTGGCCAGAGATCGCGCACGCCGCGATTCCGCGTAGGCCTTGTCCTGGTTGTAGGTCAGGTAGGAGCTGGTGTCTCCACCGTGGTACTGCATCCACCACGCCAGGCAATGCAGGATGGAAAGCGTTTTCACGTGGCCTGGAGGCATCGATACACAGGCGCGGATCGGCGTGCGCTCTCCGCGCTCGAAGAGGTCCAAGATCGGGCGAATGTGCTTTGGTGGCGGTAGGTGCGGCGACGTTCGCCTGATGAAGTCCGCCGGGCGCTCTGGCGCCACCAGGTCCTGCATGAGCTGCACGACGTGCTCGCGCTCGCTCGGGCTCATGCGCGGCAGCTCGGCCCGCAGGCGCGCGAGCTGGAGAGAGTTCACGGCTGGGCCTTCATCTCCGTCGCCGACGCCTCGCTCGTCCCTGCCGTCTCTTCCGGCGCTGCGTCCGCACTCGCCACGCCCGCCGTCTTCTCGATCGCAGCCAGAACCCGGTCCAGCTCCTGGCGCGCCTCGGCTGTCGTGGGCTTTCGATTCGGCGACATAGAGCGGTCGCTGCTGATCAGGTCAACTTCGACCTTCGCGCGGCCCTTAAAATGCTCGATCAGGGTCTTGGCGGCGGCATCACTCCCTTTGCGGGCTCGACGTATCTGCGCCTTCACGACATGCCAGATCAGCGGCTGCCCCCTGTCCATCTCGCTGAGGATGCCAACCACGTAGTCGCTGCGCTCGCGCCCGTTCTTGCCCAGCGGGTTGCGCACCTCACCCTTCTTGGCTGGTCGGAGGCCTGCGAGTTGGCGCTTGCGCCGCTCGGCCTTGGACAATACCGGCACTTTGCCTGGCTTTGTTTTCGACACCTTACGGTAGGTGGTACTCGCTGACGGGTATCCGGTCAAGTGGTGGCCTGGCTGTGGGTGCAGGTGGGGCTACGCGGTCACCACGCGGCCACTGACCGATCGGCGAGATTTGACGGCTGCGGGCACTCATCGCTGCGAAAAACGCTTCGCAGAAGACTTGTAGCGTGTGCGGTCGCTGGTCTATTCGGCTAGTTGTTGGCCAGTACGCACAGGGCGCAGTCGGATGCGCGCGCCACGCAAACCCAACCCTCTTCGTAGGAGGCAACTCGTGTCACAACGACACAGGCTGTCCAGGCGCCCGCGTCGGAAAACACGCCACCATCGACCACACAGCCGAAATAGCACTGGCTGCCCAGAGCGACGGCCATCGGGCCAGGCCAAAACCTATTCGTGGCGGGCGACGCAACCCCATTCACAATCCCGCACTCCTGTGCGTACGTTGGGCTGACCTTCTGGTCGGCGGCGCATTGCTGCAACGGCGCCCAGGAGCTCGTGTCCACCGTGACTCTGGCATCTGGCAGGACGGACGCATCAGGTGTCGCCTCCGATCCTGTCTCCACCCGCACCTCCACCCCCGCCTCACGCCCCACCTCGGGACCCACGGACCCGCCGACGTCCGGTGCCATGTCTGAGCTAGCATCCGGCACAAGACTCCCTGCCTCCGGCCCCGTCACCACGCCCACGTCGGGAGTTGCCCGCGTGTCTGGCTGTGCCTCTGGCCCCGAGGTAGCCACCGTGTCGGCGACAGGTTGTACGTCCAGCTCGAGCGCCGCGGCCACCTCTGCGCCCCAAGCTGCGTCTGGCGCGGTGGTCAGAGGGACGCCCCTGGTCCCAGCGCAGGCCAGAAATAGCGACACGAGCACGATGGTCACGATTCTCATGGTTACCCTCCTAGATTTAGTGCGTCAGCTTTCACTCGATTGTCGCGCCGGTGGGGCCCGCCGTCAAACTGGCCGGGGTCAGGATCGCCTGAACCATTCGAGCACCCTGGACGTCTGCCTGACCTTGACCGCCTTCAACTCTCCACCGAAAGCGTCATGGTAGATCTTCTGGGCTCCGGCCACGCCGAGCAGGCCAGAGTTCACCAGCACTTCCAGGCGGCGGCGTACGCAGCCCCGACCAGCGGCGCGTAGGACAGCGAGGCTATCCGCGGCGACGTGGGCGCTTGCATACTCGACCGCCAGCCTATGCAGTGCCACGGCCCACCTCGCTGATCAGATCGCGGTAGCGGGCCTGCACCTGGGACACCGACACCTTGCCATCGCCGATGAGGACCGCGAGGCGTTCGCGTATCCGCTGGGCACTGGCCGCCCGGAGCACTGCGAGCTGCTCTGGGGTGAGTTCTGACCGCTTGATGATGCGGTAAGATCCGATCGAGGCCGGCATCTGCTTGCCGTTCACGATTGCACCGCCAGGACGTCGCTAAGGAGGCGGGTGAGCGATCTCAGGGACCATTTCGACGCCGGGCGTGTCTCCCGAATGGCCGGCATCTCGTGCTGTGTTGTTGCGCACTCTGTCGCGTAGGTCTCGGTCCGGTATGGAGCGCGCTGCTCGTGGCCGCCGATCTCGGCCATGATGGCGGCCATCGGGACGGCCTGAATCTCTACCGTGGTGCGATTCGTTCGTCGTGTCGTCATGATTCAATCATACGCTAGCGTTGGTGAATGTCAACCTATGGACGCAGGAAAAATCAACGAGCTGGATCAGCAGAAAAGGCCAGCTATGTCTCTGGCTTCGGTGGCTCTGACGACAGGGTGGCCTCGGTCGAGGTCTGCGATACCACCCAGATCCTCCCGGCAGCAGTCAGGGCCGCAATGGCAGCTCGGCGACGCCCGCCAATGGCCTTCACGGTGACGGTCACTGTACCGCTCAGGCGAGCCATGATGGCAGCCTGGTCGGCCGGTAGCTCGCCCACGGGGCGCTTTGACCACCGGGCCGCAATTGCCGCCCTCGCGTTGGCCGTGCGCTCTCCGGCTGGTGTACGCAGGGAGGCTTCTCGGCGTCGCTCGGTTGGGTTCAGCGATGCCAGGTATTGCCCGCAGGCCGATTTGAGCTCAGCACTGGGGACGGCGCGATAGGCCCGGACGCCGCGGGCAATTTCGGATGCGGAAATCAGGTAATGGAGCTTGGACATCTGCGATCATCTTACGGATACGCACGCGTATGTCAATACCGCCCCGGCGCGGGTAACGGTGGCAAATGAGGCGCCATCAGGACGCCAGGCGCATCGGATCGCACGCCAGCAGCAAGAGCGGGCGGCCTACGCTGACCATCCTAGCTGGCTCGTCAAACTGGGCGGCGATGGCCTCGCGACGACCGTTGCCCACACGTGGACTTGCGCGAGCATCACGGGCAGTGCGCGCTGATCGGTCCCCTGGGCAGGCACGGGAAGTGCCAGGTCTCGTCGGCCTTGCGGGTCTTCCAGCAGGCAGTACAGGCTATCCAGCGCGCGCCAGCCTTGTGGGCCTCCTCGAGGTGGACGAAGAGCGGCGTGGCCGGCTTATGGTTTCTGGGTGCCATAGTTCACGCGCTGACCTTCGCTGCCACCGGAGGCGCCTTGAAAATCGTCCACCCATCGTCCGTGTGACGGACCCACCTCTTCCCGCGATCTGTGTCTGCCACCCAGGTTGAGCCGAGCCCTCCTCTCCACATTGTGACCTTTGTGGCGTGCATGCCCGCGCTCAGCAGTAGCCTATGGACGGCTACGCTGCCGGGGAAGTGCACGGCGATGGCCTCGCGGTGTGGATTGGGCTGCGTCTTTGCGGACATGGGGACTTCCTCGGCTAGCGACCTCAAGCAATGTGATCTTCTTCCCGGTCTTCTTCGAAAGGCGGTCCTCGTAGCTCCCTCTCTCTTCTTCCGCCTGGACCACGAGCGCCTCGAGGTGCTCGCGCTCGGTGATGACAACCCTTGCTAATCAGCAGCCGGACCAGGGCACCGTCGCTCACATGAGCAGAGTCGATGCCGACACGCAGGTGCTTGGGTGTTGCCAGCGTGTCCCCCATCTCGATCAGCGTTCGAACGCCCGTCTGCACGGCGTGTAAGGCTGCGCGGTAACGGGCCTTCAGATTCTCGACTTCGATGTCTACGACTTCAATGGGCATGGGTTTCCTTTCGATTCAGCAGCTCGTTCTTGGCCGCTGCTGAGAGGCGCTTGACGTTCAGGGGTTTTGCGCATTCTTCCTATTTCTCGACCTCAATTTAGGCGGCAAAAGAGGAAGTCACAGCTCTTGCCTGCCACCCCGGATTTGCGCACGCCACTTGCCCGTCGCCTTGTGCCTGCTGACGCCGAGGTACTGGCTCGTCTTGGTGACGTGCTGGTTCTCCTGGTTTCCCCTGTGCGTTTTCTCGAACAGGTTGTCGCGCTGGTTGTTCAACCCGTCGCCGTCTTCGTGGTCGCACTCCATGCCCGGCTCAATGTTGCGGCCAAGTTCGCGCCAGCGCCTCCCGGTGCATGTACTCCAGCATTCGCCCACCGCCGGGCCGGGGTACCTTCCGCAAGGCATAGAATGTGCGATGGTATCGACGCGCGTACCACTTGACGGACGACAGGGCCGCGTAATCCTCATCTTCGACGAGCGCGACCTTGCCTTGGGTGA